CCAGGCTGGATGAGTCACGTGATAAGCTGATCACCTGGCTCACGGATCCTGCTCAGTCTACCCTGGCGTGGGGCGGAACAGAGCAGTACAAGCGTCTGACATCAGGACTGTTCCTCACTTATGTGCAGTTCCTGGAGGTGGCTGTGTATAACAACATCACAGCTAACGTCTATCCTAAGACCTGGAGTGATTACCTGCAGCTGATAGGCACGCTCTCTATGACTCTGATGACGGATGCTGCATCATATATCTCTACTGAGTATGCTGATGAGCTGCTGGAGAAGGTACGTGATGCAGAGCAGATGGATGAGGTAGAGCTGGCAGTGCTGCGTATGGTACGTACCGCTCTGGCCGCCAAGGTGCTGGGTGATAAGGAGACCTTCATGCAGCAGATCACCAAAGCGGTGGCTGTGATGAAGGCCAATGCTGCCAAGTTCCCCACCTTCATGGCATCGAAGGCAGCCTCTGTTCCCGGTCTGACACATGCTGATACGCCTATATTTTCAATGTTCTAAATAACTATGCGCAAGATTATCAATTTTTTCAAGAAGCTCTGGATGGGCCGTAAGGCAGAGCGTCTGGATCTGGTGTATCCTACCTCATGGGATACCATGTCATACAAAGACTTTAAGGACGCCTGCGAGGTACTGTCACATCCTAACGGCAGGGCAGAGATGCTGTTCCTGCTATGGTGCCGTCTGGCACATATCGTGCCGGCCAACCCTAACCGGTATGATCCTAAGGCGATCAGGGATAAGTTCCCATTCACCTACAAGGGTAAGGACTATGTGGTAGGATATAATGTAGTGCATGCCGGCGCCAAGGATATGGAGTATATCCTGGATACCATCGGCCTGCCTCCGTCACCTATAGATGGTGTGGATCGTAAGCTGTATGGTGTGCCGTTCAATGGTTATTACCAGGCTGCTTCCTATATGATGCGCTACTCAGCGGAGAACTCCAATGAGAAGTGGCTGAAGGAGGCAGTGAAGAGTCTCACCGGTGGCCGTGTGCGCCGCCTGCTGCCGTGGCAGAAGAAGGGTGTGGTGATATGGTGGAACGGTGTTCAGAAGTTCCTCCTGGAGAAGTATCCTGATGTGCTGACATCTGAGGGAGGCGTGACTGATAAGACACAGGCAGAGCTGCTGCTGGATCTGCTCTCTACAATGAATAACAACCGTCCGCAGGAGAATGATGATATCCTGAAGTCAGATACTCATGCGGTATTATATGCTTTAAATAACGTCTATGCTAAAAGTAAGCGATCTAACTAGCATACTGCAGCCTATCACTGAGCTGCAGGGCCAAGGACATATACTGGAGGGTAATGGCTATGACCGTATCATGGCCATCCTCAAGTCTCTGCGTGTCACCACCTTCCCATGTGTCATACTGGAAGCACGTGCCGGCGGCCAGGTGGATATGATCGGTGGAGGTCCTATTGATAGCTGCACTCAGTCTCTATGGGTGATGGTACAGCTGGGGCGTGATGAGGATGAGGTGGCTGCATTTGAACAGGCATGGGAGCTGGCAAAGAAGATTCTGGCCAGGTTTATCCAATGCGATCCTATTTCATCCCTGGATACCAAGGATAAAATGGAAGTACTGCGTTCCTGGGATTATAACAGGATCTCCTACATGCAGCGCTATGGCGGTCCTACCTGCCGTGGTTATGAGGTGGTACTGACATTCAGAGATTATGTATCACTAACATATACTCCAGATGGCAGCAGTGACGGAGGAGCAGCGTGAAGGTCTGCGTGTGATGGCGGAGCGCTGGGCAGAGATAGTACTGGAGCGCTGGATCCGCCGCATGAATCAGCTCAATGTGATTGATACTGGTGAGCTGCTGAAGTCTCTGCAGTCATCGGTATCAGTGGATGCTGCTGGTAACGTAGATAAGATCACGTTCTTTTATCTGTGGTACGGCATCTTCCCGGATATGGGTGTAGGCCGTGGTGTCAAGCTGGGAGACACATCTGATGCCAGGCAAAAAAAACCATGGTACAGTGATGTGTTTATAGGTCAGGTGAACAAACTGGGCCTTCTGATGGCGGAGCGTTACGGCTATGATGCCGCTAATATACCGCTGCAGGCATTTGAGAATGTAAGCACCAGAGAAGTGACTATATAGTATAAAACATGATAAGATATGGCCGGAGGTAATACAGTCTATACTGAGAGTGTGGTAACTCTTAATGCGCAGCAGGCGGAGGCTACCATGACCGCTCTGGGTAACCGGGCGGATGTGCTGCGTAAGAAGATGCTGGAGGCTACCCAGCTGGGTGATGCTGAGAGCGCCAAGAAGTACCAGAAGGAACTGGATCAGATCCAGAAGTCCATGGCTGGCATCAAGAAGGAGAGTAAGGACTACCGTGAGATCCTGAACCGCCTGAACGGTGCCACTCTGAGCGAGCTGCAGAAAGCAGCTCAGGGCCTTAACCGTGAGCTGAGGAGACTGAAGCCTGGCACTGAGGAGTTCATCCAGAAGAGCAAGGAACTGAAGCAGGTACGCTCACGTATCAAGGAGGTCAATGCAGAGACTAAGGAGACTCATGACATCCTGAGTAAGATGCCTCCTGCGCTCAAGGCGTGGCTGGCTGTGGCTACCGCAGTGGTGGCCGGTCTGATCAAGCTGGGTAAGGATCTGGTCAAAGAGACACAGCAGTTCGGTGATATCTGGGAGGCTACCATGGCCGGCGTGAAGGAAGCCTATCATTCTGTAATCATAGATTTTGTCAACGGTACCGGATGGAATGAGCTGATCCGCAACATGCGCACAGCCTATGAGAACGGTAAGCTGGTAGCAGAGATGCTGGATGAACTCTTTGAGCGTCAGAACTCACTCTCCATGATGGAGGCTGAGTATAACGTGGAGATAGAGCGTAACAAGCAGCTGATGCGTGATCAGACTCTGAGTGATGAGCAGCGCCTGGCTGCTGCTGAGGAGGCTGTACGTCTGGAGAAGGAACTGGCTGAGGAGAAGCGCTCTATAGCTCAGCAGGAGTATGATGCTTACAAGCTGCAGCTGCAGACCAGAACGAAGATGAATGATGAGGATCTGGACTTCATGGTTCGTCAGTACAATGCTAACAAGGATATCATACGCCTGGCATCAGAGTATAACACGGAACTGAACAAACAGAAGCAGCTGGTGGCCGGCTATGAAGCTTTGGGTAATTACCAGGCTTACAAGAAGGAGATAGAGGCAGGCCGTGCCGCTATCAAGCAGCTGGAGGATGACACAGATCAGTCCATCAAGGATGTGGCTGCTATGGTTCAGAAATACAATCTCTCCAGTGATGAGATGGTGAGCAAGTATGTGCAGAGTTATAATGCCATGCTGAATGCCGAATCCGGATACTATGCCGCTACCACTCGAATAGCTACTACTGCCAGCAGCCTGCGTAAGAGCCTGATGGATGAGCATGCCAAGAAGAGTGATGAGGAGTATAAGAAGGAGATAGAGGCTGCAGAGAGGCATAACGCTGAGCTGCTTAACATAGAGAAGCAGAGGTATATTGACGGTGAGATTACTGCTGAGCAGTATGAACAGAAGCAGACCGAGCTGCAGCGTCAGGGCCTTGAGGATAAGATAGCCATATCCAAGCGGTATCTGAAGGATACCATAGCTTATCAGTCACAGCTCCTGGATATGACGCTGAATGAGCAGATGCGTCTGCAGGAGGAGGCTGATAAGGTAGCAGCTAAAGAGACAGCCAAGCGTCTGGATGAGGAGGCTAAAGCTCTGAAGAAGCAGATTGAGGAAGAGGCCAAGGAGAATGAGCGTCTGCAGCAGCTGGCCGCTGATCTTACCGGTGCTACCAGGGAGGTAGCTTTCCAGGCTGAGCTGGCGGATCTGGAAGCGCTCTACGCTCAGAAGCTCATTGATGAGGAGGATTACCAGCGTGCCAAGGCTGAGGTGATATCACGTTACCAAGCTGAGCAGCGTGAGATGGATATCGCCGTCTGGAAGAAGAGCCTGGATACAGCAAGGAAGTACCTCACTCAGATATCAACAGCTGTTAATAACTTACAGGAGGCTAAGCTGGCATCACTGGATGCTCAGATGCAGACAGAACTGCAGGCTGCAGGTGACAATGCCGAGCGCCGTGAGCAGATAGAGAAGGACTATGAGGCAAAGAAGCTGAAGGTGCAGCAGCGTTATGCTGACGTGAATATGGGTATACAGATAGCTCAGGCTCTGGCTAACGGAGCATCGGCTATCCTGGCTACCTATGCACAGCTGGGATTCACTCCAGCCGGTATAGCGGCATCGGCTCTGATGGCAGTGGTGACAGCTACTGAGGTGGCTACTCTCATAGCTCAGCGTAATGCCATACGCTCTGCCAGCGTACAGTCCAGCTCTACATCTACGCCGTCACCGGTAGCACAGCGTACAGTGAACGGCTACAGTCATGGTGGTTACACTGACCGTGCCAGCAGTGACTTACAGGAGGTAGGCGTGGTCCATGCCAATGAGTGGGTAGCTCCGGCCTCCATGGTGAGGTCTAATCCGGTGCTCTTCCGTCAACTGGAGAGCATGCGCCGTGGCAGCACAGCGATGAGCGGCGTGCCGGGATTCGCAGATGGTGGTTTCACCACTGATGCAGCCGGCACAGAGGTGATGGTACCGAAGGCTGATCTGGATGCTCTGATCTCTGCTATTGACAAATTCACGAAAACGCCTATCAAGGCATACGTGGTGAACAGTGAAGCGAATGCAGTCCAGGAACTGAATGCAAGAATAAAGAATATAACCAGTAACCGATGAAACTATATACTGATAATGGTGAGCTGACTCTTCCGGATGATTTCTCTTTTGAGATCATCCAGAACAGTGCCTTTTTCTCTCAAGATGGTACCATCAGCATACCGGCTACCATACCGGCTACTCCGGCAGATCATGCCAAGCTGGGATGGCCGGTACGCCTGGGCCGTAAGGACCGTTACATGAACGCCTATCCGGTACGCCTGGAGAATGGTATATTCCAGAAGCGTGGTACACTGGTAGTGGATAGCGCTACCAGCCGTGGCATCACCGGCTCCATAGCTCTGGAGAACTCAGATCTATATTCCAAGTTCAAGGATAAGCAGATCAAGGATCTGATGGCGGATGAGATAGACTCTTCCTATTCAACTGTATCGGCATGGATGTTATATTTTAATACCATCTATATTCTACCGCTAAACAGTCAATATAGGATATTCCCTGTGGCTGTGGAGAAGGATGATGAGCTGGGATATCAGATTAACAATGAGCCGAAGATGGAGAGCGGTCATCCAGTATTTTCTCTTCTCTATGAGGCGCGTCAGATAAGTGAGGGTGATGAGTATGTGGCAGTACCAGATGGTTACGGCATAGCGCCGTTCCTGCTTCTGTCAGCTGCAGTCAAGAAGATTATCAATAAGTGTGGGTTCACAGTCACATATAACTGTTTTGCTGCGGATAATCGTCTGAAGGATCTGGTGCTGGTTCATAACTGCTCTGATGCCATCTGCTCTGGCATACTGCATATAGCAGACCTATTGCCGTCATGTAAGGTAGGTGAGTTCCTGCAGTGGCTGCAGAAGAAGTTCAATGTAGCGGTGGATATAAACTCATCTACTCTCACTGCTCAGGTGGTGCTGATGGAGTCTATCCTATCCGGTACTCCGGATGTGGATATCACCGGCAAGTGTCTGGATGAGATGACGTATAACTATTCTCCTTCCAGCCGCGTGATCCTGAAGTCAGATACATCACTGGATGGTGCCAAGCCTGCAGCAGAGACGCTGGAGGAGCTGATAGAAAAATACGGCAGCTGCTCTGATGTGACAGAGGCCCAGTTCAGAACCTATGGCCAGATGCCTGATGGTCTGGTACGCCGTAAGAGTACCGGTGATTATTATATCATCAAGCGTGACGTAGCTCATGGAAACTATACTCCTTCATACGTTATAGAACGTATTGGCTCTTCTTACTTCACCTATGATCGTCATAACAGTGATCAGAGCGAGACTCAAGATGCTGCAGACCTGATGCCGCCGATGGTGTTTCAGAACACCATGCTGATGCCATATATAGGCAACCGTGTCAACTGCCGCACAGGTATTAACGAGCAGCAGGAGGATACGTCACAGGATATCATCATAGTGGAGCGTGCAGGTCTGGCTTCTGGTGGTAACTATATGTATGGTACCACACAGGCTAGTGATAACGCAGGTGTGGCCAGATCTGGTAAGTATGAGATTTTTGGTCAGCAGCTGTATCTGCAGTACTGGCATCTCTTCAATAAGATGCTGCGTAATAACCGCGTCTCCGTCAGCACTAACCTGATACTGACCACCAAGGATCTCCTGCAGTATGACCTGTATCGTCTCAAACAGTTAGATGGCCAGCGTATGATACCCATGTCTCTGCAGTATGAGGTAGGACGTAAGATACGCTGTATGAATGCGGCATTCTATTTGGTGAAAGACTTTGAGGATGGAGTGGATGATAGCGAAACCATCATGCCGTCCACCATGTATAAGTGGGTGGCCAACCTGAGTGAACTGTGGTCTATTTGGGATGATATTGAAGATATGTATCCTGCCAGTGACTATGAGATAAGAACTGAATACACATCTAATGATCAATATCATGGTGACCTTCCTCCAGTCTATCTGCCGTCTCCAACATCTCTGGGGCAGGTCGCATATAAGATACAGCGTGAGATGGAATTTACCGTAAAGCGTTTGATGGATCATGAAACGGTTTCCAGGCAGGTTCATTCTTACTGGCAGTGGTTTGATTCCGCGGAAATTTGATGTCTCAATACATAGATGGGGGTGTTAGTATTTTTGGTCTCAGAAAATAGATAGTCATGGCAACAGTATTACAGAGTCCGGATAGTCTCAGTCTGCTTCGTAACGTCAAGCACTTCATACTGAACACATCACAGCCGGTAGCGCTCAAGCTGACGGATGGGGTGAATGTCCTTATGGATGAGACCTATACTCCTGATGCTAACTCCAGGGTGGAGGTGGATGTGATGCAGGTGCTCTCTGAGCGTCTGTATACTGACATACCATCTTCAGACAGTTTTGAGCAGACACATGGTAAGATGACCGTGACCTACTATGTGGATGGTGTGCAGATATCATCCTTTGTGGTCATCACCGGAGGCGTGCGTAAACCGGCGGAGACAGCTGCTAACTTCTGTGCCGCTAACTGGCTCACCTGGCAACCACAGACCAAGCCGGTAGGCTATGACTCTCCGGAGTT